TGTTCCATTGATAAGTCCATTATCCAATCGCTGTAATCTTAACTGATGGCGGCACAACTACTTGATTGCCACCAGATGTAGAGCCATCGTAGTAGTGAGTAATATGTAGTTTAATTTCTGCGCTACCGCCATATTCTCTACCATCTAATTGTAAAGCTATTGCTGAATTCCAACTATCAACATTACCCGCAGCAACATCGCCTGAGCCGTCAACCGTTAAAATAGATTTTAAAATGACATATTTATTTAGCGCACTATCATCTCTGTGTGTCATCCTAGTATTGGTTACGTAAGTGCCGCCAACACTTAATTTATGGTGCATGACTCCCGTATCAGGCGACTCATAACCAACAAATATGCCGTACTCTATCTCTAATGTTTTTGTGCCAACTGGCGGCAAATAGTTTACAAGAGTGCCATTTATTTTTCCGTAGCTTGTAGTGAGTGATTGTAATGCAGTAACATCCTCAAGAGCAAAGTTTCTTGCTGCGCCAGCCGAGGTTGCTTGCCCAGATATTGTACTACCGTCTGCATAACCTGTAATAACTTCTATAATCTCACCAGTACGATAGGCTGTTTGGTTTACGCCGTCTATAGAAACTGCAACACCACTAACCTTAATAGGAACACTAGCCCTAACACCTAAAGCATCTATCTCTAATACTGTATCTAAATCGCCCGATATATCTGGCGTGACATCTGTAATCGCATTACCGCTAATAGAGCCATCAGCAACGTGAAATTTTATAGTCCCTCGCTCTTGTGCATCAGCAACACCTGTAGCCTCACAATACATACCACCAAAAAAAGACTTTTCACCACCTGCGTCATTACCATAGAATCTAACAGAGCCTAGCTCATCGTTAGGGCCTGCTGCTCCACCATTCCTATATAAAGAAATAACAGGCTTTTCTGTAGCATTATCGGTCGTACTAACAAGCTCCATAAAATCATTATTAACAATGAAAGTGCCATTAACTGTAGTAGCGCCTGTAGTTAAGCTGCTCAACGTACCTACAGAGGTAATACCTGTCTGAGCAGCGTCTACGTTAAAAGTAGTGCCGCTTAAAGTTAATCCTGTACCGCCTAGAAAGGTGGTGTTTGTATCAGTCGAAGATATTGTTCCGTTACCTGCAATAGCGATATTAGTACCAGCAGTCAGAGCCGCTACAACATTAGTCGCATCTGTTACGTCCGCACTAGCCTCGATGCCATTTAATTTTGTATGGTCAGCGTCAGTAAAATTGTTCTGTGATAACTCACCGTCCTGCACTGAGTAGGTAGTATTGGTGTCTGTAGCAGATATAGTGCCATTACCTGCGATTGCTATGTTAGTCCCTGCGGTTAAAGCGGCGACTACGTTAGCGGTATCTGTAACGTCTGCGGACGCTTCTATTCCGTTCAGTTTAGAGTGGTCGTCGTTAGTAAAACTATTCTGTGATAGTTCGCCATCTTGTACTGAGTAAGTGGTGTTGGTATCTGTAGATGATATAGTTCCGTCACCAGCTATGGATACGTTTGTACCAGCAGTCAATGCAGCAACTACATTTGTAGTATCTGTTACGTCTGCGCTAGACTCTATAGTGTCTAACTTTGTGCCGTCAGTAGCTATATCACGACCATCTACAGTGCTGCTAACAGTTATTGCACCTGTTACGGTTACGCCTGTTTGTGAGGTTGAAAGTTTAGTCCCTGCTCCAGAAGCACCTTGCCAACTTAGATTTACATTATCAGCATCCCAAGTTACTAACTGTTCGTAATCGTCATTAGCTAACGAACCATTAACACCAGAAATCTGTAAGCCGCCAGTGCCTCTTTGCCTGATAATTGCATTTTGACTACCGTCTTCATAAAGCTCTAGGTTTGAGCCTGTCGAGTCACCCACTGTTACTGTAGTAGCTGCAACATCACCTGTTACGTTTATGCCCGAAGCATTTGCAACTAAAACATCAACAGCGTTATCTGTTCTTAGTATAATCTCATCGATTGAGTCGTCAGCAGAATGTATGACTAAGCTAGACTTATCATTAACATTTTCTTCTGTATATATTCTGGCTAAATCAGAGCCATCATTACCGTCATTAGTTGAAGTAGGGTCATTTAAAACAATCTGTTTACAAGCTATAGTGCCTGTAGTTGTTGTAGATTCACCACCAGTTAGATCAATGTAGTCAGCGGTTAAGCCGTCAGAAGCAGCAACCGTACCTGTTACGTTTATGCCTGTCGATGTCTCAGTTAGCTTGGCGCTATCAATCCACTTGCTAGAGGCGTTGTCGTATTTAAGTAAAGAGCCGTCAGCAGGGCTAGTTAAATTAACGTCGTTCATCTCAGCTAAAGTATCTTCTGCCTGAACGTCTGACAGCTTCGCTATTACATGACCACCTTTAAGAGAGCCATCGTGTACACGAAGCGTATCGTCAGTTGTATCGACAGTTATCTCACCGACCGCACCAGTAAAACCTGAGCCGTCATCGTGCTGGGCTTTAGTTCCGCGTCTTAATTTAATTTCAGTAGCCATAATTTTCTCTGTTTAATTTACTGAGGCTCAACTGGCCAAGTTACATTGTCAACATGATTAATGTCATCTAAGTCAGACATTAAATCTCTAAGCTCTTGCCTATATGTTGCCCAAGCCACTTTTTCCTCTTCAGATAAAGGGCTATCGTTAAATTGCGTATAATCTGAAAGTCTTAATAGATTATTGCGTATATTTTTTGTGCTCAATAGTTGTAAGCCGTCCATCTATCGCTCCGTACTTGTTAAGTCTAATGCGTTAAACTGTGAGTCTGTAGTGGATATTCCGTAGTCCTCTAAATCCTGCATGAAAGGTATAGTTGATCCGCTAGCGCCATCACCCATAAGAGCCTGCCTTGAGTCATAAGCATTGTTAGCAGCTAGACTACCTTGTGATCCTATTTCAAACGTTTCACAAAAGTTGGTTAGCGGCTGTAATACTGAAACTATAAGCCTTGAAAATCTGCGTCCGTTCCCACCCCCAGCAGTTCTAGCATTTCTTATATAAAACTTATCACCAGTTGCAAGAGTTATATCTGCCTGATTATAAATGACTGTACTTACCGCGCCATTAGTGGTGGTTAAAATTAGCTCGCTAGTATTTGTTCCTGCGGCTTGTTTGTAAAGTTGTGTCTCAATTCTGAGATTTTGATCTTGGCCTTGAGCCATTATTTTAAATCTATAAGTCCCGCACTTTGCAACACACCAAGTTTTAGAATAATAATCATAAGTAGTGGAATTGCTACTTCCATTAAATCCTGTATTCCTAGCCCAATAAATTATTGGTTTCTCACCAGCCGCAACATTACCTATAGCTAAATGACTTTGTCTTGGAGCGCCAGAAGCGCCCTCGCCAATTGCCAGTTGGTTATCTTTAAATCCCTGTATAAGCTGCTGGGTTAAAGGAGCGTCTACCGCCACCTCTGTATCTGATATTGCTCTGTATGTAGTCATAAATTCCTCAAACTATTAAATACGGCTCTTGACCGCCTGACATTTTAGCGGAAACTGTTAATCTTAACTCTAAACCTGTACCTGATGAGCTGTCAGCGCAAATAACTATTTGACCGTCAAAATAATTCTTGTGGCTTGCGTCATCTACATTACTTCCTGAAGCTGGATTGCTTGTAATTGTAACAGATGTAACATTACCACCACTAGCCGCAGCAGTTAAAGATAACCCAGTGCCTTGCGACGCAGTTACTTCTGCTCCAGATATTGTTGTATTACCGTTAGAAAATCCTGTTCCAACATTTAAAATTGTAGCTGATATAAATGTCCGACTACTTGCTGCTCGATTTGCATCATTAGATATATAAGACTCAGTAGTCCTAACGCCTGTATATGGGTCTGCTTCTGTACCAGCGCCGCCACCAGTTGAGTAGGCCGCAACGCCATTAGCTGTAACCTGACCTGTATTGACTGTTCCGAATCGGAACTGTTTAGCCTTAATTAAAAACTGCTGATTTTTACTATCAAACTTAGTCGATAGAACCTGCATCTCTGTTTGTATTTTCTGAGCACCGTATATGTCGGTTATATGCCGAGTAGATAGATAAAAGTGATCGCCTGTAGATAACTGGTCATAAGAGGCATCAAGTTTAAATGTGCAGGTTATAGGTGTTTTCTTAAACCTATTTAAAAGTCTCTGACTTACACTGGTAGCTGTTCCAGCATCTTTTATGCCCCAGCCGTATATAACTTTGTTTGATTCTTTACCGTATTCAAATTCGGTTTCAGAGTCAGAGTCGATATTCACGTAAAGGTTTTTAAACGACTTAGGCTTATCCCTATCCTCTACTGAGTTTCTTTCATTGTAGTAGTAGTAAACGCGAGAGACTCGATCTTTGTCAGATTGTATTAGCTTGTAGCTATCCTCAATAATATGGTCGTCAGTAACTCTAACTATATTAGTAGCGTCTACTTCTGGCGTTTCTGCTCGCATTACAATCTGTGAGCTTAAATCGTCATAAAAGAAATTAACACCAACCATTCCACCAAGCTGTGATAGTTGTTTATTGATTTCTTTAGGCTCGCTAAAAATAGTGTCAATTCTAAATGTAGATAACCAGTTAGTTTTTTCGTCAAACCAAGAATATATACCGCCTGCTGTGTTGTTACACGCCTCCGCAGGTACGCCAGCTTCATTGACTAGCAACTCGTAAGCTACATCGTTAATCGTTGCTGCTGTACCGCCACCATCGTACTGACCGAAGGCTAGGCATTTCTGTACAGTGTCACCAGCCTCGTAAGCCTCAGTATTGCCTTCTGTTCCCCACTCATTCCGAGCTGTTATATCTAATGCAGCCTCATTACCACTGACATCTACTCTATAAGCTAAAATTTCGTCATTAATCCTAACAAAGCCTGTAGCGTTATCTGCGCCAAAATAATCAGTAACTTTTGCTTTATCTGCCGCTACTGAGCCGTTTACTGCTACGTCATCAAATTTTAAATTAATATGATTATGAGTCGAAGTATTTAAAGTCTCACCTAATGAAAAGTTAGAAGGCACTGGCACTTTAGCTTTTAACTCATCAGCTAGAGTCATAGGGTCTTTACACTTAATGGTCAATACATCGTTATTTAAAAACATAGAATCAATAATGTATTTCTTTTTACCGTCTTGAGCCTGTATAGAGCCATCGTAAGCAACGTAACCGTCAAACACTTCAATTGTACGCCCAACATAGTGCGGGTTTCTAGCTAAAAATTTCTGAAAGTAGGTGCCTTGATCTGTCGTTATGTAGCTTCGGCTGGCTGCATGGTCATCTGCATCAGTATCAGTAGATACAAAATCTCTTAATTTAATACTTACGTTAGACCGTAAAGATATACCTTTAGTGGGTACTATCTCAGTAGGTGCGCTTGATACGGAAATAAGAGCAGGGTGTGAGTATTTTTGTACCCCTGTTAATGTAGCACCCTCTTCTTTCGTAAAATAATACTGACGCTTGCCAGAGCTATTTATCCTGTAAGCATTAAGGGCTTGGCAAGTTTCTCTAGTGTTAAAGCAAGGCTGTGCAGCAGAGTCAGCAGTGCAAGCAGATGGAAAAGCGTTACTACCAAAAGTGTTATCGCAAAAATCTAAAGATAGCCTAACGTACTGCATAGGTATTCTAGGTGACAGTTTGTGTGCGTTCTGATATATATTATTAAGAGTTTGCTGTGCGCCTGTAGTAAAGTTGTTTGTTTTTGTTATTCCCGTTAGTGGCGGGTTATTCCTATATGGGTGTACTGCAATTGCCGATTGGTTATCATCTGTACCTGCCTGCATTACATCAGTTATACCAGCAGCAGAGGTTTCAGTGGTGGATAGATTGTACTTATGCTTTAAATAACCTTGTATAGCCCATCGGTTATGGCGATCTAGCAGCGCGTCAAAAATCAACACCTCGTAAATCGTGCCTGACGTTTCCTCGCCTGCGATATTCTTCATCAAGTTAATAACAACGTCATTATCTAGCTTTACTTGCTTAGCTAATGCACCCCCATAATTGTTAGCGTTATTAACGTCAACGTATTGTACGCTAGTAGAATATCTAGCATCACCGAGAACCTCAAAAATTGCAGGAGCACTATTGCTAACTGTTACAGAGCTTGTTGCATTAACCGTATTATCGTCTACATCTTGAAATGTAAATTTAGGCTCTATCTCATCCGAGTCTTTTTCTTGAACAAAAGTCCAGTCAGATTCGGTGTCAGCAGAGTCGCAAGACACAACAACATTAGTACTGGTGGAACCTGTATACGTTATAGAAGCAACTACATACATATTAAATACTTGCGGAAAGTTATCTATATTCGCGCAAGATAAATGCTCTGTGCCATCAAAAGCTAATCTTTTATTTGCTAAATCGTAGGTAGGTGCGTCAGCAGCAGTATTCTGCTCAAAAACGTATTTGTTTTGGCTTTTATCAACCCACTGATATATAGGCCTATCTTGTACAGGTACACCATCACCGTCATTAGCATTAGGGTCAGCCCCGTCAAGCCATAGCAGTAAGTTATCGTATAAATGATAAGGCGTAAAAAGCTGACTCATTCGATATACCCAATGGCTTTAATGTTCCAATTTAATAGAGTAGGTGAGCTGTAAGCAGGTTGGCTTAAAGACTTATCAATAGTGCAGTAGTAAAGTCGATTTCTGTCTGCCGCAATCTGAGCGCCAGTTTCACCAGTTACGCCTTGTGTGTACATAGTAAAAAATGGATAACGAGAAAGGTAGTATCCCAGATACTCAACCATCGGCCAATCCTTTTGCTCACCGTTTATACTTGTAGAAAACGCAGTATCAGTTGTATCTTCTAAATCACTTTCTTGTATTTTATTTATTTTGATATTTAATTTTTGCGGAACTTTTCTTACGTCAGAAAGTAAAGGGTTTCCTTTATTGTTTCGCTTAATTGAGTTTTCGTAAGGCGCAAAGCTAGGCGGAGTAAATGGAGCAGATATATTTATACCAGAAGTTACCCACATACCAGCCGACATAATTGATATATAGCTTTCCGTAGTCCATCCTATAGTTTCAATCGTTAAATATCTAACAACAAACCTGCTAGGGTCTGTCCACATTGCACCGAACGGTCTGTATAAATTATCAGTAGGTTTGTATTCGTGTGTATAAACGCTACCGTCATCCTCAAAGTCAGCAGTCGTATTATTAGTGTTAGTGCTATATTTTATAGCAACACCCTGATCTTTAGTTAGATTGTGTCCGTAAATAGCGAAACCGTTCATCGCTAAAGTGGCAGGGAATGCGATTTTAACCCTTACCTGTGTAGAGTTAGCTATTTTAAACGTAGTACCTGCATTCTCATCAATACAATTCTCAAAACCATGCCCAGAAGCAGCAGCCCCAGCCTGATAAAGTATAGTTGTAGCTCCGCCTTTTTTACGCCAGTATGTATGATGTAATTCGTTCTCTACTAACATTGCTCCAGACATTATGAACCCACCATTGCGTTAATTTCTAGGCCGTCTTCTGTAGCCTCGTTTATGGCTTCTATGATACGCCTTGCACCGCTAGGGTCAATAGAGCCGTCTACTGTTACGTTTATCGCTTGTGGTGCTTGTGCTGCCGTTTCTGTTTCCGCTGGCTGTACTGGTGCCGACTGAGCAGCTGATGCACCACCGCCACCGCCTCCACCACCACCACCGCCACCGCCACCAAGTCTTCCAGCCGCAGATGCAACAATAAGGCCAGCTCTAACTAAACCAGAAACTTTCTCCATTCCTGCTGCTGCTGCTGCTCTAGCTGGTGCATCGGGAGTTGGCAAGCTAAGTTGCGATTGTGCTGCTAAGCCCATATTGACAGCGGTTGTTCTAGCATTGTCAGCAAGAGCCATACCCGTTTCGACTAATATAATCGCCTTTCTAATGGTTTTGCTTTTCCCTGCAAAGGCTTTCAAGAGCATTAATCCAGATTCTATTCCGCGCTTTTTAGTATCGTATTCAACTTTTTCGCGTTTTTTTGCGTCCTGAATTGCTTGGTTATTGAATTGTGCGTCAGCTTCTCTATTTTTCTCTCTTCTAATATTTTCTAAGCTATCAAGCGCTCCAAACTTCTCAACAGCTATTTCGTATTCAAGCTGATTTTGAGCGTATTGCGCCTCTAGCCTCATTTCGTTAGCTAAGGTTTCCTCGCCCTCAGCTCTCATTCTAGCTTCTTGAGCGAGTTGTAGTTTTATTGCGTTATTGGCCTCAAAGCTATCAAGGTCACTTGTATCTGATTCTGGGGCTTCACCCCTACTCGCTATAGCTAGTGATGTTTCTCTTGATGTGGCAAACGCCTCTGTTCTTAATTTTGCCATAGCCATTGCTGTTTCAGCAATTTTTTCGCCAAACAGTTTTTTAGCTATCCCTTCTCCACCCATAGTAGTGAGTATCGCGTAAGCAGTTTGCATTCTATGCAGTTCGCTTGTCAGTTCCTTAAACTCATCCTTTCTTGTGCTAGTAAAGGCTTTAGCTAAATCTTCCGCACCTCTAAATACAGCCGCTAATGCGCCAACTACGGTAGTTGCTTTATCAGCCAGACCTGCGGCTTTTGCTATTTGTATTGAAGCATTTGTAATGTTTTCGCCAAGTAAATCTGTAGCTGCTGCCAAGCCACCGCCAGCACCAGCACCTTTTAACTTACCCTCTATCTTGCCAAGAATAATATCTTGAGCTTCTAATAGTTGATTTGTTTGTGCAAGTTGTTTTATTTTTTCTTTTTCTTCGGAGGTAAAGGTTATACCAGCGCGAGTCATAGCTGTTAAGTTGCCTATCGGGTCTTCTAGCGCCTTAGCTAACGTCTTAGCTGAGCTAACAGCCGTTACACCCATAACTGCGGAAAGGTCAACAGATGCGTTTACAGCTCTCTCAAATACATCGCCTTGAATCTGACCAAAGCTAAGTAAAACGCCTTGTAAATCTCTTATGCCCTCAGCACTAGCTAATGTATCTCTGCCAACCTGTATGGCCATAGCGTCTAGTTGTTTAGCGGTAAAGCCCGCAGAGTTACCTGTAGCTGTAGTTATAGCTTCAAGTTTTAGCATTTGTGTTTCGTAGGCGGAAAACGCTGCTAAAGAGCTTTTAATTAAAGTCGCTAAACCAGCAAAGGCAACGCCCGCAGCAATACCACCAGCCCCAAACCTATCAAGGCCCGTTGCTAAAAATGATAAACGGCCCGATACACCACCAAGAGGGCCAGTTAATACGGCAGCAGAGTTAGACGCTTGCTTTAAAGATCGTACAGTTTTAGAGGTAGCTGTCGTTACTTTCTTTTGGGAATCCGCTACTTTTTTCCCTGACTCTGCCAACTTTTCTTGCTGCTTAGTAAGTTTTGCAGCAGCAGCCACAGCCTTTTTCTTTCTTGCGATAGCTTCTTTGTAAGCATTTATTTCAGCTTTTTGAATAGCAAGTTTTATCTTTACAGCTTCTTTTTCTTTTTGCTTGGCAGCAGCAAGGGCTTTAGCCGCTGCGCTGTTCTCCATCATTCTTTGTGTAGATTCTTTTCTTTTAATGTTTTCGCGATGTGCATTTATATGAGCTTTTTTTACAGCAGAGAGTTGAAGCGCATAAGCCTTTATCTCACCCTTTCTTACTGCGTTAGCTTTTTTTGTTTCTTCAGTATTAGCTTTTGTTGCGGAAGTGCTTTTCTTCTGAGCCTTTGTTCCATCACCAATAGATTTAGAAGCCTTACCAGACTCGCTTGCAAGTTTTTTTAACTCAGCATTAGCAGCTTTAAGCTGCTCGGTGTTTGCCTCAAATATTAGTCTTGCAATTGTGTCTGCCATTGTTTAAGCCTTTCCTGATCTAATCCTAAGATAGCATCTATTTGCCATCTATCTAGGTGTTCGCCATATAATTGTGTGTAAGCCAATATATGTTGCAGGCTTACACTTTCCACACCCCTACAGATTAAACAGTAAGCGTCCCAAGTGCCAAGCAGGTTCTCATCAAGAAAAGGCTGGTTATACAACTCTCTAGGTGCATAACCAGATATTCTTTCAATAGCTTTCCACTGCTCTAATCTTGTGGACTTACTACCTTTAATTTTACCGTTAGCAAAAAAAACCCATTTGCCAAACGCGATTATTTTTTCGGCTTGGCTATCGTAAAATTTGACCTGTCAGCCATAAAGGTGTCAATTTGTTCTCTAATATAAGGAGCCTTTGTATATAGCTCTTTACATAGTTTTTTAGTGAACTGCTCATCCGTTCCCTTCCAACTTAACGTCGATGCAACCAAGCTATCGATCATCATCGACTCTTCATCAAAGTCTTTGTTGTTACGGATAGACTCCATGTATGCTTTCTGCTGCTTTTTAGCCGCACCTCGAAATACAGACGAATCCATACCAGCTACAGTTATAAATAAACCAGTCTTTTCACCCTGATCGTCAATAATTTCAATCTCAGAGCCAGCATCGTGTAAATCTGTTGTATATAGTTCACTAATTTTCATAAATCACCCTTTTAGTTAAGTAAAGCCCCACCCAGTGAGGCTGTTTAAGATTATAACGCTGTATCAATTACTAATGTAGAAGTTGATGCATTAGCGGCTACCGCTACAAAGTCCATAGATACAGATAAAAGACCTTCACCACCAACTTCAACCGCACCAGTAGTATAGATGATTTTAGCCATTGTAAAGCTAATGCCAGTTGTACTAGAGCCAAAGCTAATAGTTAAAGTGCTTGAAGTGTTGCTGATAAACTTCTCTAGCAATGCTGGAGTAGTAAAGTGAGCCGTTAAAGAGCCACTTACACGACACTTACCAATACCGCCTTGAATTGGTATAACTTCACCAACAGAGTTAGTTGTTTCAATGCCATTCTCAACAGATAAAGAAAGGTCTGTTAGGATTGCAGCAGCTTCGCTTGAAGTAATTGTAGCGTCTGAAGAATGGAATGGATTGTTAGCCTCAATGTAGTTACCACCACCATTGTCGGGGTCTGCGTCATTACCAGAAGTTTCAGTAGTCATTGTTGCGCCAACGATACCAACGCTACACTCGACAAGTCCGTCAGCAGGAACACTCATTGAAAAGTTATTAAACTCACAACCAGTGTAAACATGCGCGTCATCGCCGCCATTTAGGTCAACGCCAAAATCTTGTACGATAGTGTATGACTGTCTTTCAGAGCCGATTTGCATAGCTCCGCTAGATAGTGAGCTATCACCTAATACACCCTGTAACATACCAATGTATGCTGGCTGGTGTGCTAGATCAAAAGAGATTTCACCTGAAACTGAGTGAGCACCCATGATAACGTCTTGTAGTTCACGGTTGCCTGTAATTACGGCGGATTCGTGGTTGGTTTTAGCCAAACTTAAACTAGCAGACTTAAATGGGATTATTTGATAATCAGTTCCAGCTACTTCTTGCCCATAAGCTGATTCTTTTTTAAAACCAACTACTACGTTAGTTCCACTTGCAATTGCCATAATTAATTCCTCGCGGGCGTTACCGCATAATAAGATACATCTATATTTCTAACAAAAAATGCACCATCTCTGCGCCCAACGCCAAGTGATACGTTCAAAATCCTAACGACTGTACCGTTAGAAGTTATTTTCATGCCTCTGGTGAAGTAGTTGGCTATACTGTCTACTCGATCAGTAAATCCACCAACACCAGTTTTGCTGTAGTAATCAATCTGGAAAAAGCCATCGTGCCGCTCTGTTCCAGAAGTACCCAGACTGGATGTAGTTGTATTTGCTGGTAGTAACGTACCTACAACCCATTCAGCATTTAAATTAGTCTTTAAAACTTCAGACAAATCAAAGTCTGTATTTTCGTATATTTTATGTGTAATACTTAAATTTGTACACATTGTATTAAACAGAGATTCAAAGCCAATGCGTATATTTCTAAACGGCTTAGTAAGATCGGCTGCTACACCATCTGTAATCGAACCTGCGTCAATATTGTAAATGTCGCCAGTAGAAGACTCGGTTATTAAGTTGTAATCGACACTCATTCAAATTTCCTTACAGCTTGCTTCATACTAATCCGCATCATTCCAGCAGGTGCTCTTGCATACCCACCTAGTTCTATTTTTTCAGCGTAGTGCAATGAGTTAGTAAAGAATATAGGCTCACCCATCGTAGCCTCTTTAATTTTACTAGTTACATCGTATGCGCTATTTAAACTATCACCACCAGAGGCATCTTCACTTCTGCCATTAATAGCAGTAATTGGTGAGCCAAAACTTGCATACCAACTATTTTTTAACTTACCTGTATCTACAGAAGTTCTATCAACAGTGCTCACCATCACGTCCTGAACAACCTGCTTCACAACTTTGTGAGCATCTTTAAGGGCAATTTTAGTAAACGCTTTAACTTCTGAGTCGAAGCTCATAATAAATCACCGTTTGAGCTGGTTGTATTGGTGTAATCTCAATAACTCTATAACTTTCAGAATTTATAGTAGCCGTATCACCAATCTTAGGCGGTGTTGCGGAGTACGCAACGGCAGGGAAGTCTTTAAAGGCTAAAGAGTTATCAACTTCCTCATTCTTTATCTGAGCAAATAAAACTACGTTCGCACTATATGTTGTCTGACTGCTAGAGCTAACGCCTTGTGTCGGGTCATAGGTGACATTACCATTTCTAGTAAAGGTCACAGATTGACCGAAATCTGTTAACAATTTTGTAGCCGTCAACGCCAGTGGCGTATAATCAAAGGCCATTATGCCCTCACAACCCTCATCGGGTTTCTAATTAGCTTTCTAAGCGCCTGAGAGGCCGCTGGTAGCAAAGTACGATCTGCGCTAGAGGATTTATACTCTACCTCTATCTCGCCTATCTTCTCTTTTACAGTCTCTCTGGAGATAGGGTCATTTATACCGAACCCTTGCTCGAAACCGTATGCCAATTCGTAAATGGCAATTAATACCTGTGTAGGTATCTCATCACTATCTTTACTGTAGCCATCTATAAGCACTGAGCTTCTAGGCCATTGCAAAGATTGATTTTCAGTGGCTTTTAAACCAATGAAAGGTAATTCTTCAAAATAATCCGTGGCGCGTAAAATGTAAGCCTCTGCCTGAGCATCGCTTATATCTGTTCGTGCTGGGTATCTTGCGTTCAAGTAGGCATCGTAATTGACAACAGTTACATAACTATTGGCAGTTGTTGATTGCTGACCTGTTTCTACTGTTAAAGCCATGTTCGCACCTTAAAAAAATGGCCGACCCTCAAAAGTAAAAGGGAGGGAAACTCAAGAGAGCCGACCAAAGACTTACAACTTATCCAAGGATAGTATGGATGAAGTCAGATTTCCATGCTTTAACGCCCCAAGTCGCAGCAACTTCGATCATTGACTTACGGTAGCCTTTATAGACTCGTACTTCAAAAACCAAACCTGAATGCGGGTCTTGAACCACAATCGCGTCAGTAGCAGCATCGCCACCAGCAGGAGCGGCAGGTGCGCGCATTGCTAATTCAGCAGCTCTACGATGGAATACAAAGTTACCAGTGTAGTCAAGGAAACGTACTTCTTCGTCATTAACAGTAGCAGTTACTAAGCCTGAGTTCAAAGTAGCAGTTAGCTCATTTGCACCAGAACCACCTGAACCAGCAGTTAAGTCAGCAGAAACAACACCAAAGGCTTTCTTAGTACCAGCAGCTTCTTGCGAGCCAGCTTCAACTACATCACCAGCTTTGATAGTGCCGCCATTGTCTAAGCTATCGATAAGGATAGATGTAGAGCCTACGTTATCGACAGCCTTGATTAAACCAGTAGCAGCCGCAGTACCAGCAACGTGCTTAGAGATTTGACCAGACTCACGCAAGCTAATGCCAGCGATAGGGATTAGAGTGCCTTGCTCACGCAATGTAGCGTTACCAGCGAAAGAAGCGTCTAACAATTTAAGGTTAGAACGAATGTTTGCACCAGCAGTTGTGTTCATTACACAAGAAACGTCATCCATTGGCGTGCCAGCATCAACTAAGATTTCACGCGCTTTAAGGATTTCTTCAACACCAGACTCATTAGAGCCAACAGCGAAAGGGCTAGTACCCTGAACACCAGATGCAGCACCAGCATTGTTTTTGATCTCAGTAAAAAGATCAGCTTCCATTGCATTAGTGAGTTTACGCATTGCTTGTTGAATCAAGTCGCCGTATACAGTTGCGTATTGACCAGCGTTTTGTAATTGCAACTCTTGCTCTGCACCTAAAGGAATTTGTACAGCTTTAGAGTTAGTTAACTGAAAGCTGTCAGAGCTAATGCCAGTGGCAGGAGCTTCTGGAACAGACATTAATCCGCCAGCAATATCTACTAACGCAGTTGCTTCAGCAGTTACAGCAGCTTTAACAGTGTCGCCAACAGACGCTTGCACACTTGTAGCATTCATTGTTACAGAAGGAATAAAGCCTACAACTTCGCGGCCTACAGTATCAGCAGCAACATAAATGTCTTCTGCTAGGTTTGTTAAGGTTAAATCACCCATTACGGTTCTCCAAAAAAATAATTATATGATTTTGCCGCCAGATTTAACGAATTTCATACGTTTAACCGCATCATACCCATCAAATTCCGCACGACTTACTTGTTTGGTATCCCCAGCCCCGCTGTTTCCACCTGTTGCGCCACCCCCAGCAGCTTGTGACCCGTCAACCAAAAACGGGTATTCCGCTTTGATAGATTGCGTCAATTCTTGCACAGTGCTAACCGTTAAGTTTCCATTAACATCTAGCACCCTAATCTCGCCATCCACAAGGGACAATCGAGATGAAATTTGTTCAGTTAGAAGTTTAGCTCGCGCTACATCCTTAGTTAACTCAGATGCCACTTGTCCAGCTTGTCCTGCTATCTGCTGCTTCTGTAAATTAGCCTTTAAAGTCGCTAACTCTTCAGAAGCCTTTTGGCGCTCCGACTCTGAACTGTTGTACAACTGCTCAAAATCATTAGCCTTACGCATCTTGTCAGCAGCTTGTACTTTTGCTAACTCTTCAGCTTCGCTTGCCTTTTGCTGTACCGTTTTCTTTTCGGTAAGCAGTTCGTCAATCTTACGCTTTAGACCTGATACGTCTTCTCTTGGTACGCCCTCAACATTCAAAGTGTAGCCATCTTCGCCCTGCGAATATAAACCTTGCTGTGAATCGTCTAGCGTTCCAAATTCTTCTGTACTTACACTGTATTTAATTGTCATTCTTATAACCCCTAGTTATAAAATATAGGCTACCCAGTAGCCCTTTAGTTATATACCATCTTGCTCATTTATTGTCAAAGAATTGACACTTTCTTCTTCAATTTCTTCTTCAACCTCTTCTTCAGGCTCTACTTCTGCCTGAATCCTTGACATTTCAGCCTCTAATTCAGCGTCAATGTCTTCGTTAGTGCGACCATCTTTGATCACACCTTGTATTCTCGCCAGCTCTTGCATATCTGACTTAGCAATCAAGCCACCCTCATTTAATTGCATTGCAGCCATAAGCATTTGTGGGTCAGCAACTTCATCAAAGAACTTAGTGTTTAAGACGAATGTAGACTCTTGTGTTGCGCCCATAAACATACCGCACCACTCAACACAGGCTTTTATACCCTCTGTTACGTTGTCGGCAATGGTAGTCAGGATAGATGTCTCACCCGCTTGCTCAATAAGGCTTTGAGTCGCAGTCTTTGCAGCGCCTACTTCCATCATTCGAGCGCCAAGTTTACGCATCTGCTCTTCTTTTCTGACCATTAAGCGATCAGCTAGTTGGTTTTCTGACGCTTGCACAACAGAGAAGCCACCAGAGTCACCTAAAAAGTGACCAGCCATCGACCCAACAGTAATTCCGTTGGGGTTAGCCTCTGAAAACTGGCTTAAAGACATAGAAGATGACACGCCAAGAGTCAGTTGGCCGTGAACAAAGCAGTTTTCTTCTAAATCAGCAGAGTTGCGGTAGTGAGCAATATTAATATGCCCAACATCAGCTAATGGAGGTACATCTACAGTAGGGTCATTGTTTTCAGAGCCGATAATAAATAAAGGGATGAAATCAAAGAACTCGCCGTTAGCTTTCTTAGGTATATACTCTTCAGTTATAGGTTCATCATTACGATATAGCTGTTGGGTATAAACGCCATCTCTTAGGCGTAAAACTCGATACTGCTTATCAATTTCGTAAGAAAATTCGTCATCATTGTTGTCGTATTCTTCGCAAAGCACTGCTAGAGCAAGCAATTTCTGACCATTCACTACTTCTACGCGCCAATTAACAAAGTTTTCGGCTGTATAGCGGTTAATAGTGGCCTTTGGGGATAACCTGTTGACTTCTTCTAGGCTTAAACCCTCTTTTACTTCAGGGTAATCAACTAAAAGAGCGTGACGGCCTTTGGATATAACCTCACCAGTTACATCTTTGGCTAAACTTGTTAGAGATTCGCCAGCACCGTCCGCATTGCCTTCTAGGTACGCAGTTTCATTAGGTAAGTCCATCTCAGGCTTGCTTCTGAAAATTGCACCAGTCAAACCATCTCTAGTTTTGCCAGTGAAGTTAACAAAAACGGCACGCTTGAGGTAATTGACGTATCGGGACTCCACCTCTGTGACACCCTCCATCGCTGGTAGGTATTTGGTACGATTTTTCTTAATAGCACGTTGGCCGTCACAGCAATCTTGCACCATGCGCCATTCGTCTAAGTAAGTTGTGTATTCTGGGTTTTGTTGGTCTACGCTCATAATTAAATCGCAAATTTAAACGGCACTGCCGCTATTGGTTTGATAATTGGCAGTTCGTGGGCAATAGGATAGGTCGCAGCGTCTATTAAGTGATCTAAACCAGAGGTTTTATCGGGTACGCCGTTATTATCGTAGGTTAATTGCTCTAAACTACTGGAAAGTTCAGGACATTCATCGGAATTTATCAATACTTGGCTTGATTCAAAGGCGGCATTAGCAGCCATGACTCGATCTTTGATAAAAGGGTTTTTCTTAGGTGCTCTACACTCAAATCCTGCTGTTTCTAGCAGGGATATATCAGAAATACTAGCATTGACGGTCTTTCTTGACGCGCCAGACGCATCTGGGTACACCGCAATGTTGTGATTAGGGAATTTAGTCTTCAGTGTGTGAATCATGGTTGGCGTATCGTAAATACCCGTCAATTCTTTGACTGCATGGTATATACCGTTACGCTGCACGAAGACTACCGCAGACATTGCCGTGACGTTGAAATCCATACCCACCATAAGGAAGTCAAAGCGATTAATCGTTGCATCGCTCTGGTTTTTGTCACGGTTGTAGCCGTTATAGACAGTTCCTTGAGTTAAGTTGACGAACTCGCCGTTCAAATATGCTGAGAGCAGGTTATTAGGGTAAATAGCCTTTAAGTTTTCCACATAGTCCGAGGGAAGATGCGGGTTAGACGCTGTTGGTGCTTGTATCAGTTCAAAGCCTTTCTGGGGATTCTTTTTCCACGTCTTGTAGACGAATTTGAATCCTTCAGGTGTGGTGGTTACGCCAATTGTGTTGGGTTCACCATTAGGTTTGACTTCACGGTTACGGGCCATAATAGCTCGGAACGCAGCAGCAGCATCGGATTCTTTTAAGGTATCGAGTTCGTCAATATCGGCATCGGCATGGGCATAACCGATGATTCGGTTGATATTCTCCATTGAGCGGAAAATTATCTGACCGTAAGCGCCAAGATCTATGTAGTTTAGAGGCGACTTGTGTAGTTTATAGGGTATTTTCAGCTCGGTGAGGATTTCCTCGAAACGCGGCCACGCAATCATACGAATCAAATCGTAGGTAGGTTCGTAGAAGCCCCTATTTGTAGTGGGGTTCCTTAATTTACCGATAATGCACCGCTGTACGGCTGCTTCGGTCTTGCCAGCACCAAATCCTGCAACTAGCGCAGGGAATTTAGCCTGTGTATTAATATAATCAAATTGCGGCTTGGTCGGCGTTAATTTAGCCATTCAATGAATAAGCTCCCAAAATCTTAATGATTAACCTCCCAAAAAATTACAAAGTCATTTACTGATTTCGCAACTCTTGAGAGATTTGGTATACCCCCCCGTAGGGGAGAAATTTTTTTAGGTCAAACTGCCATCGGGATTAACGATTTCGATGGTAATAGGCTCTACACGAGACATTTGATCTATCTCAGCCTTGTCAGTCTGTCCTAGCATCTGCTTACCGAGCCAAATAGCTAATTGGGTGTTGCCATCCATAGCCATTTCTAGCTGTTTACGGCGCAAACCCTTAATTGCCTCAAATCTACCACGATCTACAGCACCTTTAAAGTCTAAATCGTTCTTATAACGATCCTTAACTGTGGTTTCGGAGCAATTATAAAACTTAGCAAGCTCTATAAACGAGCAATGTGACCTTGAGAGGTCTTCTAACTCAACTAAGTCAAACTCTACTTCTGGTCTGCCTCGTTTTCTATCTGTCATTCGATTTATCCGCTAAAAAGTTATGGGGTGTATTATAAAC